TGTCTGATTCCTTGCCGTCTCGGTCATGAAGCTGCTCCAGCACGTCCTTCAGCTTGTCCGGAACCGGCAGGCCGAGATGAGCGCTGTTTTCAACAAGAGACAGACCTTCGTTTGAAATGTAGAAGAAGATGATTGCTGTACGGAGCACTCCGGCATGGTCAAGCACATAAATGTCGAGGGCGTTTGCAATCCCGATCAGGATGAAGATCAGCACCTTGCGGCAGATGCCCTTGAAGCCAACCGATGAGGAGAGCTTCTTGTCAGCGATGGCGCACATGACGCCGGTGATATAGTCGGCGACTACGAAAATGATGAGCGCAATCATGAGCCCGTCGCAGCCGCCGAGAAACCAGCCGAGCCAGCCTCCGATAGCTGTGAATACGAACTGAATCGAGTTCCAGAATTCTTTCATGTTGTGATACCTCCTTGTGTTCAGGGCATGAAAAAAGCAGCGGCCTTGTGGCAGCTGCCTTCATGCGGTGCATGGTTTATAGGTTGTAATAATCTCTTGGCTTCCCGCCGGTTCCGGAGCGGTTGGAGTAGGAGTAGAGCCGATTGAAAATCGTATCCGTGTCATCGTACCGGTCGACCAACTTGTAGCAAGACACATAGGGGTCAAAATACCTAAGATCCTCTGGCTCGATATAAGAGGATTGCTGCTTTCCTTTTGCGAGAAGGGCGGTACAGTTTGCGCAGATCCTGTCGGATTCTTTTCCGTAGAGCTCCGGGTTATCAGCTTTCAGGAACCAGTGCGCGTCGTGCCATTTGCAGTCATAATAACAGGCGCTGTTGCATATCATCGTGTACTGATAGTTGGTAGGAAGCCGCTCCAGCGCATCAAGATGGCGGGCAAACCAGTGGAACAAAACGATCCGGTCATACATGCTGAAATCACCGGAGATAAGCTCGTCCAGTGTCAGAGCTCTTGTGATGGAAAGCGTCAGTTTAAGCTCCGGGAATGAGGCTTTGACCTTTGCTGCCAGCTTGTCATCGTTCAGGATGAACTGATGGACGCCAAGAGTACGGTAGCGCTTGATCATCGTAATAGTCGCGCCTTTCTGGGCGAGAATGCAGACCGGAATGCCAAGAGCCAGCAGACCTTTCAGCCGATCCACATATTCCTCGTAGGTTTTCGGATAGTTGTCACGGTAAGTGATATCGAAGCGGGTGTTGTCGCAGTCGTCTTTCCAAGCGGCGGCATAGATGCATTCGATGTATGGAATCAGGTTTTGCCGCAGACGGAGTTTTGCCGGATAGTCCGGGTCGAGGTTATAGGGCACTTCAAACTTTTTCATGCTTCCTCCGTTTCTGTCAGCGTGTAGGTGACCTTCATCGTTTTATCTGCCGTCTTGATAACAGGCGTCGACAGGTTGTTGATCGTAGCAAGATACGGTGTGTAGAGATACAGTTCCTTGCGGAAATGATATCCGTAATAGCTGTAGAAATACTCCTGGTAGGCGTAGGTCTTATAGCGGGAGATCATTCTTTGTCCCCACTGCTCACCGTCTGTATAGGTATCTTTGTGATGCACATAGAGCTTCGGTTGCCCGTCGAAGTAATACCAGCCGTTGATGACTACTTCGTCATCCACGCTGAATGTGTACTGCTGGTTGCTGTTATAGCTTGCGTTCGGGACGACTTCGATATTAGCTACGTTCGTTGTATCCAGCCGGTAAACAGTCGAGCCGATGGCGAACATCAGCCATTTACCGCTCATACCGATATTGGATATATTATCGGTTCCGTAGGGCAGGACGATCTTCTGGGTCGTACACCTGTCGCCGCTGATCTTATCCATGAACCATTCATAGCCGGTGTGGTCATATCTCTCCGAACCATAGGACATCCCGACATATTTCCGGTTATCCTTTCGAGAGATTCCATACCAGTTCCCGTCAGATGCGTGGAAGAGATAATCAAGCCGGGTTGTGTCATTCCAGTAAGGCTCGTCGGTATTATCCTTGCTGCCGTCGGTGAAATGCACCCAGTAAGGATAGTGGTTCAGTTCTATGGTGGTTTCTTCGCTGGATGCCGTTGCCATCTGCGTATAGCTGCGTACCATAAGGCGGGCGTGAAGATAATCCTCAGGGACTTTACGGAGCGTCACCGAAGTCGAGTTGTGGACGGCGATCATCTCCAGCCTGTAGCCGTCGCCGAGGTAGGTGCGGTGATTATGACGGTAGCTGTCCATGTCGATCTGGCCATCAACCATGTTATCCGATTTCAGACGGACAAAGTAGTTAGCGCCATACTTGCAGCCTCGCCCGGCCAGAATGTTCGTGAGAGCGATGCAGGAAATAGTGCCGTTGGCCTGTGAGGTTGCAAAGTCCCAGACATATTTGAAGCCATTATCCACGGCCTTACTCTCAGTCAGGTTGCGACTTCCGCGTTGCACATCTTCCGTAGTGTTTACGTCATTGGAAGCATAACCGATGAGCGGGTTATCCAGCGGAGCGTATATGAGCGATGGATCTTCTGCAATTTCATTCTGGTAGAGAAGGACTCCGCCGGTCAGCCTTGAGTAGATTGGCAAAAGCCAAGCCTCGCCGTTCTGGCTGTCGAAGTTCGGGTTATCATACATCGCTCCCTGCAAATTTGTATTCAGGACGTCAAAGACAGCTTCTGTCACAAGGTTCTCGTCCTCGTAGACTTCCTTTTTGCCCGTGTGGACGTCCGTAAGCTCTATGATTGATTTTCCTTTGAGCATGGTCATTCCTCCCTGTTCAGATAGTCTGTTGTGATCGTCTTTACATACCCATTCTCGCCGCTGATCACGAAACGGTACATGAGCTGACCAATGATGGCCTTTTCAGACCATGCATCGGTTGAGATAGCTTCCAGTGCGGATTTTGACATGCCGGACTTTTCCTCAGATAACTGTGCCCAATCTGTGCCGGTGTAAGTCCACCATGTTTCCCCGGCATCAAAGGAGACAGCAAAAAGGGCTGCATCATCGCAGTCTGCTATGACCTTTTCAATCCCGAGAATAGAGGAATCGGACATATCGATGTTTTCCGAGTAGATGACCTGTGGCTTCGGGATACCGGTGTAAGTTGCCCGGAAGGGCGGGAACCGGTTCTCGGAATCATGCCAGTAGAGGATCGTCGGATCGGAAAGCGTGAGCAGCAGGTTTCCGTCCGGGATATCCTGTATGCCGTAGGTTTCAAACACCTCTGCAGTAAGCTCGGTTTCATTCAGCTTCAGGAGAGCGCCTTCCTCCACGGTATAGAGTTCATTGTTTGCATCTGTGATTAGGTATCTGCGGTTGTACGGGTCAAGCAGAATCGGCAGCGTATCGGATTTCGTAAAGGCAGTACCTGTCGCATCCTGATGAAGGAATGAGACGGTCTGCCCAGCGACAGGTGTGAAGGAGATATTCCCGGAGCCTGTCACCAGCACGCATTCTCCAAGATACGAGGCGTTTGTGGGAACGACAGCAAAGTTCAGAACAATATCGCCGGTATCTAAGAGCAGCAGATCCCAGACAAGGCGGACGTCCTCTGAAGTGGCGCTGTAGTAGGAATAGCCCTCCCAGCGGACTCTCAGGAACTTGTAATAGTTATAGATGGTTCCTTCCTCACGCCGAATCGTCCATACTTTTGCATCTCTGCGATGTACCTTAACCTGTTCTGTATTTGTGCCGATGCCCATCCACGAGTTTCCATTTACGAAGATGCTCTCGGCGACAGCGGAGTTATAAGTAAACCAGGAGACACCGGTCAGGGTATCGGTTCCGTCATCGTTTCCGCTGTTGTCGCGGATGATCGTCATATTCTCGATGGTATCGAGCAGGGCTTGGATAGAAAAATAATCAGCCACTTTGCACCTCCAATTCTGTGATCGTGTCGAAGGAAGCCAAGCCCAGCGGATAGGAGGCAAGCGTGCCACGGTCTATCGCTTGAGGCTCGCCCTCGATGATTTCTGCATATGTTTTCTTCAGCACGAGGCTTCCATTTTCAAGCACGGTGTAATGCGTACCGGAAAGCTTCTTTGCCGGAAGCACATCGCCGCCGATGAAGGGCTCTGTTTCAAATGGCAGGATCGTAAGCCCGGTGAGGGAATCAAAGTCTGATGTTGAAATCTTCAGAGCATCCATCCGGCCACGATTTAGGTCTTGTTCGGTGCCGCCTGAGATCGTATAGCTTTCCCGAAGTTCAAACTGCGTGTCATCGAAAACATAGATCTTGCTATAGCGCATTTTTCTCTTGTCGCTGATTTCGATCACATCATGAACAATCGGCGCATAGATGCGGAGGTTGTCTGCGATAGTCCAGAGCGGCATTCCGGCCATGAGCACCTTTGGAATCTGATCGCCAGCACCGGTTGGTGTAGGAGTGATGAGGGCTGCATCCACTTCTCCAGAAAGAGCAAAATGAGACATGCCGGATAACAGGAGCGGAATATAATCGTCGCTTGCGTCAATACGTCCGTTCCATCTGTCCTGAGCGCCTAAGCCCTGACCGGTTATGGAGGCGATGATGTTCTGAGCATTAATGGTTGCGCTGCCCGGTGCAAGGGATATCCAGACCGCAAAGGAATGCAGAGTTTTTTCCTGCATATCCAGCAGCGGATAGAACAGGTTCAGGATATGCTGACCGCTGTGCAGTGTTTCCATTGGGTGGAATTCCTCGACTTCATGGCCGTCTACGATATAAGTGACCCGGATGACCGATTGCCCATCATCCGTCCATTCGACCGGAACGGTGACGGTGGTAGCCAGCTCCTTATCCGTAACAACAGGTTCTTCGGTCTCTGGGTTAGTGCTTTGTTCCGGCAGGATTGTCGTGCCGGTACCGGTTGCTGTGACGGAGCGTGGATCTTCCGGTGCAGCTACGTTCAAAAGGATCGCTGCTTTGAACTCACAGTCGGTTTCTTCCTGCGTAGCAAATTCGATGCTTACGATCTCGACATTCTCTTCGCCGAGGGTATAAGGCATCGCATTCACGTAAGTGTAGGTCGCCATCTTGGTGGCTTCGACGGAGTTTAAAAGGCCGGTGATGTTCTTGTCGTTCTTGCTTTTTGCTTCAGCGAGGCGGGGGTTCTTGCCTACACACTTTAAGGAGCATTTGCCATTGACCTTGACCGTGATGGACGTGATAGCTGCCATCTGAGAAGCATCTGCCTGACCACCAGTAAAGGTCAGAACGTCTCCGGGTTCCAGAGCAGGATCGCCGATGGTCTCGGAATCGAACGGCACATAATTGATGACTGCAATACCATTCAGGATATTGTTTAGAATCCGTTTTCTTGTCTCGTCGAGTCCAAACTGCAGCAGCGGGTTCACTTCCAGATTCATGGTGAGCCCGTCATCCGGATCAAGGCTGTAATACTCGGCGGTATTTGTCCTCCTGTTTGTGGAATTGATCGCTGTGTAACGGGTCACAAAATCCGAGAAGGAACTGGAATAACGGTGCGTGCTATTTACCGTAACGACAGGAGCCGCCGTGTACTGCACCAGCTGGAGCTTTCCTTCCCGGTTGATGAAGGCAAAGCAGCAGAGTGCTTGCGAAAGATAATGCAGGAAATCACGCCATGTCTCAATGTCATTATCCGGGTAGACGCCAAGAAGCTCGGTGCCATTTGGCAGGGCTTCGATTTCTGCCTGCGTCTGGGAAAGCTCCACATGGCAGGAAGTAGACATCGCGGTCAGGAAATCGAACGGGTAGCCGCTGGACTGATCCTTGTTGTAGGCCTTCTCAAAGTTCAGCATGGCATCATAAGCCTTGAGCTCCAGCGTCTTGATTTGCCTGTTTGCCTCTGCCACATAGAAGATGCCCATCGGGACATCCTCCGTGTTGCCGTCGGGAAGGCTCATGTGGAAATTAAGTCTTACTTCCGCATCCTCAAGGGAGTAGCGGTCGACGTCTGAGAAAAGAGAAATACCGAGCTCTGCCGCATAGACGGAGCCCAGCTCGATTTCGGAGGAACCGGAGCACTGGCGGGTGACATATCCGGAGCCCTTCACGATATCCTTGTTCTCAAAGGGATAGACCCTTCCTGCCTTTGTCGTGATTGTTCCCGACCATGTGAAGGAGCGGGTGTTATCCTGTATCGCAGTTTTGTATAAATCAGACACGGAATACATAGCACCGCTCCTTTCCTGTTAGTATTCTTTCAAATCAAAGCTGACCTTCCAGAGGCCTTTCTTGCTGGTGTCGTGCGCGAGGGAGGTCTTGAAGCCATCAATATACATGTCTCTTGTTTCCCGGATCATGGTTTCCGTATTGAAGAAGCTGACCGAGAGCTTCGGTTTTGCCCGGAGGAGGGATAGCTTCTTAAGCCAAGCGGGTGAAACCTGAAAAGAGACGGATATCTTTGCCACACCGGAACGGATAATGTCACGCTGTGTGGTTCCGGCCTCCGTCTCTCCTGAACTGTCTGCCTGTACATCAGAAAGGCTCAGGTCATAGGAGAGCGGAAGCGGCATATCGGTTCCATCGATATTGAGGTATTTTGTAAAAGCCATCATCTGCCTCCTGACCGGAGCGCCATTCTCTGCTGAGCGGTGACTATGGTCTCGTCAAGCAGGGTGCCTCCAAGATAAACCGGGATTGTGATATCTCCGCCGCCAACTCCGGAAAGAGCCGCAGCAAGGTTTGAAGTCTGTTCGGCGACAGCCTCCTGAATCATTGTTCTTAAAGAGTTCACGCCGACGATAGCTTCCGCACCGGCTTCTCCGCCACCAAGCAGTGTGTTCCCGCTCATGCCGAAGATCGTAGGAGAATTGAGGATCATACCGTTGCCCATTGCCTTCTTGTACCATTCCACAGAAAAGTGCGGGATGGACGGAGGGTTCAGCGAGAAGCTGCCGGATATAGAGAAATGGGGCAGCTTGATCTTCGGAAGCTCCCAGTGGAAGTTGAAGACATTCTTCAGCTTGTTTACGATGCCGGAGATGAAGCTCCAGATCCCGTTGAACACATTAGAGACGGTATTTTTGATACCGTTCAGGATGCTGGACAGCGTATTCTTTATGGCATTGAAGGCTGTGGAGATGCCGTTTTTCACGGTGTTCACCACGGTCATGATCGTGTTCTTGATCCCGTTCCAGACGGAGGAGACCACGGATTTTATAGCGTTCATGACTGTGCTGACGACGGTTTTGATGGTATTCCAAGCCGTGGTGATAAAGGTCTGGATTGCCGTGACCACAGTTGTCACCACGGTCTTGATTGCATTCCATACCGTCGTGACCACAGTTTTCATTGCATTTAAGACCGTCGTGATGATTGTCTTGTAAATGTTGAAATATGTGGTGACGATAGTCTGTATTGCTGTAAAGACGGTCGTGAATACAGTTTTTATTGCATTCCAGATGGTCTCAAAGAAGGTCTTGATTGCATTGAAAACCGTCTGTACCGTTGTGGTGATAGCCGTCCACGCATTTGTCAGGAAGGTGCTGATCGCCGTAACAGCGGTCGTAAATATTCCTTTGATCGTTTCCCAGATCGTGGTGAAGAAGGTCTTGATAGCTTCCCAAGCTGTAATGACCGCCTGTTTGATGCCTTCCCAGAGGTCAATCCAGAATTGCCTAAAGCCCTCATTCGTGTTCCAAAGATAGATGAAAGCGGCAACCAGGGCAGCAATTGCAGCGATGATGAGAACGATAGGATTTGCCAGCATGGTAGCATTCAGGGCAGTCATAGCACCTTTGACTACACCGATAGCAGCAGAGACCTGCGGGATGATCGTCATGATCGTTCCGACCGCCGATATGATTTTACCGACGACCACAAGAATCGGGCCGATAGCAGCAGCCACGAGGGCAATCTTTACGATTGTCTCCTGAACGGGTGCTGGAATCTTGCTCCACATCTCAGCAAAGCCCTTCAGAGCTGCGGAGATATCCTTAAGGACAGGTGCCAGAACCGTGGCGAGACTGTTACCAATCTCTGCGCCGGTTTCTTTCAGGGAGTTCATGGTCATCTTGAACTGGTCAATCGGGTCGAGGGTTTCGTTGAAAGTGTTCTCGACACTTCCTTCAAAATCACCGAGTGATCCGGCAAGATCATCAAGGTTCAGTTTTCCGGTCTGGACTGCATTGTAGATAGCAGCGCCAGCCTTGCTTCCGAACAGATCATAGGCAGCCTGCAGCTTCTCGGTTTCAGAGCCGTTGCCCTTCATGGTTTCGGAGAAGCCTGCGAGAGCCTGATCCAGTGTCTGGCCGTCCTTCGTCGCATTCTTCATGGCAGTCTTAAGACCCATCATTGCGGATGAAGTATCAAGACCGGACATTTCGACCATTCCCATGAAGCCCGCCGCCTGCTGTGCGGTGAGCCCCATTTCCTTCAGCTGTACAGCATTGCTGGAAAGAGATCCGGCAAGGGTATCCATGTCGATTCCGGTTGCCTGCCCGGTAGCATTCAGAGCGTCAAGAAGACTGTCGGCCTCGCTGGCATCCATGCCGAAAGCGTTCATGACAGAGGAGACGTTGTCGATGGAGGTCGAAACATCGGTGTCATTTAGCTGGGCAAATTTGATGAATTTTCCGGACAAATCATCCAGAGCCTGCCCGGTCAGACCGAAACGAGTATTGACCTCGCCGACAGCGGCACCAGCAGTTTCAAAGTCTGTCGGGATCTCCGTGGCGAGGTCTTTTACGATCTGGTTCATTCCTTCGAGCGTCTTACCGGTAGCACCTGTCTTCTGGGCTACGATATCAAGCCCGGCATCTACTTCATTGAAGGCAGCAAGTGAAGCTGCGCCGATACCGACGATAGGAGCCGTGACGTGTGTTGTTAAGCTGGTGCCGACGCCCGATATCTTGCTGCCGACTTCCTGCAGCTTAGTTCCTGCCTGCTTTAAAGTCGCGGAGATATGGGAATCTGTATCCTTACATGCCTGCTCGAGATTTTTTAGCTCGTTCTCGGTTTCTATGATCTCACGCTGCCATGCATTGTATTGCTGCTGGGTGACGGTACCGTTTTTTAGTCCAGCATCCATCTGGTCTTGCACGGACTTCAGCTGTGTGAGCTTATCTTTGGTTTCCGAGACAGCCTGTTTCAGAAGTTTCTGCTTCTGTTCAAGCAGGGTGGTATTTGTCGGGTCGAGCTTCAGGAGCTTGTTTACATCCTTCAGCTGACTCTGGGTATTCTTGATTTCTTTATTGACGCCGGAGAGCGCCTTGGAAAGGCCGGTCGTATCGCCGCCGATTTCTACGGTTATGCCTTTTACTCTGTCAGCCATGTGACCTGCCTCCCTTCGTTAGAATCGATCCATCTGTGACTGCGTTGCGACTTCCGCATACGGATAGTCGTCGTTGCTCATTTCGCTGTACATATCGTTGACGGTTCCGATGGTGAGCAGATCGAGTTCCGAGATGGAAAGCCCGATCTGCACGCACCGGAGTAAAAAGAGCGGGGTCGTCATTTCCCGCTCTGTCTGATGAGGTTTTTTTTAGATTCCACCTGCTGTTCCACATTCAGTCCCCAGAGTTCGATGATCTGAGGAAGAATCTCGTAGATCGAGAAGGTGTTAAACTGGTCGAGCCATTCTTCCGGAGTATCAGGAACCTCCGGATTCTGGTGCTTTGCCATGAGCCAAGCGATATTCTCGAACAGCTCCAAGGAGAAAGTGTCCAGTGAGGAGCTTTCCGGGTCGCTGGCATCGATGCCTTTCTGCAGCTCGTTCAGATCCTTATAGATATCCCGGTGGAACTTGTTTCTGTAGAGTCTCGGAATGGCGGCAGAGGCACGAAAGGTGACCTCAGTGCCGTCAATGGAGACAGTTTTTGTTACAGACATGTCGCGCCTCCTTACTCAGTGGTATCCGTAGCAGGGTCGGTGCTTTCTCCGTTACCTGCATCAGTTGGTGTGTCGGTCGTAGTCGGAGTGACCTCGCTTGTACTTGCCTGCGGCTGGTAGACTGCGTTGTACCAGTTGTTGTAGGTTTCTTCGCTGGTGTTGGTTCCGGTTTTGACTTTCACGAGGCCGTTCGGAAGTGGTGATACCGTAAGCGAGAGCTTTTCGGTCTTGACTTCCTTCTTGTCCTCGGTAGTGTCGCCTTCCATAGCAGGTCTGCTTGCACTGCAGTAGTACAGGCAATGGCGGATCTTTCTCTGGTCACCGGAGAACTCAAACAGCAGGGCAAAATGCTCCGGTTCCACATCTTTGTTCTCGACCAGCACACCGTTAGCGTCTTCTGTCTCATGCAGGATGTCCTTCAGGAAATCCTCCGGCACGAGAGCCAGTTCAAGATCGCCGGAATAGCCGTTGTTGGTCGCGCACATGTAATAAACGGAATCGTCCGCATAGAACGGATCGTTGTCGCCCTCTGCATCAAGGGCAAGGCTTACGGAGCCGGGCAGCCTGACAGGGCTTCCAAAGGTAACGGCTCCTTCATCGTCAATTGAGACGAGAGCGTAGTGGCAGTTCTTGAGGCCGAACTTAACCTTATTTTTTCTGTTAGCCATAGTGGCATCCTCCTTTAAATCTCAGTTTGATAGAGCACTTCGTACAGCTTTTCGGATTCGATCCAGACTTCCGATTTCTCCCAAGGAATCTCATGGGAACACAGGATGTCCTCAAGCCGTTCTTCCAGCTCCGGGTCTTTTGCATCCGTGTACAGCTCGATGTTCAGCTGGCTTACTTTGAAGTAGACGTTGTTGTCGGCAAACACGTTATTGCTGCCCGGATACAGAAAAACGAGGAAGGGCGGGTCAGGCGATTCACCTTCGGCAAAGTGGTCGTAGGCAAGCGGGAGACCGGCTTCCTCAAGCATTGTGATTATTTCGTCGTATGTCATATCAGCCGCCTTTCAGTTTCTGCTCGATGGTTTCCACCAGCTTTTCATTACCGCGCTGTTCGGCAGCGGCGATGTGGGGCTGGGCAGGTACCCGGCCTCCGCCACGCTTAACATGACCGTGCTCCAAGAGATGCGCGATCTGGTAGCGGTTCCGGGAATGAACCACGAGGTCGATGCTGTCGGAGTCCTCATGGACATTTTTTACTGACCAGCTTTTCTTGTACTTGCCGGTATCGACAGGAGCGCCCGCCTGAATATCCTTGCGGACTTCCTTTGCGGTATCCTTGACCGCATCCTTCATGTCATCGGTCGCGAGCTTGGCGTATTTCTCAAGCTCGTCCATGATGGCATCATCCATCTGATCGATTGTTACGTGCTGGCTCATGACGGTTTCTCCAATTTGCAATTGAACTTCAGACTGTTGTGCTTGTAGCCCATCGGGTTAACGTAGGTAATGTTGTAGGTCTTGCCTTCAGCGATAATCCGGTACTTCGTGGATTCAACCGAAGACAGCTCTGTGCAGTAGCGGCAGGTAAAGTCCAGGGATTCCTCCGGGTTAATTACAACGCCGCCGGATTCTGCTCCTGAGCTCGTGCCGACCGTAGCCCAGCAGGAGTAATAATCCGTCCAGCCCGTTTTGTGATTGCCGTACTTATCAACCGTGACACCGTTCTTCTGGAAGGTGACCCGCACATTCATAGCTGCAATATTCATCAGAAGCCCTCCTTCCGGGTACCGAAGAGAAGGTCACGCAGCGTCATGTTCAGCGCATGGTGATCGGCTTCCTCACGGTGCTCATATAGATAGGCAACGGTGTATAAAACAGCTATCCGGATGCGGATCAGGGCTCGTTCTTCATTTGCCATAAACTCCTCGTCGGACTGGCGGGTGATGTCCTGCACCTGCTTTTCAGCGGCAGTGATCAGGCTTCTTATCAGGTCGTCCTCGTCGGAGGAGGTTACGCGCAGATATGTTTTTGCTTCTTCAAGTGTTACTTCCATGTCCGCCTCCTTAAAATGAAACCGCCCGCAGAGAGGTGATTCCCTGCGGACGGCTGGTTACGTCAGTTCCTATGATCAGGCCGTGGTAGTGCTGGAGCCCTTGACGGACAGACCCTTTACAGCCTCGGGCAGGATGAGCTTGCCGTCGACACGCTCGGAAGCGAGGAAGCCAATCTGGCCGTTTGCCGCATAGAGCTCGGAGAGACGCTTGAAGGAACGTCCCTGACGGTCAGCGATCCAGTAGTAGCTGAAGTCACCGAAGAGGATCGGAGTGTTTCCGGCTGCGAGCTCCGGTGCGTAGATGCTGGTCTTGTAAGGACGGTTCAGGATCGTATCGGGCTGGCCAGCGATGACAGAAGGCTGCCAGATATAATTGCCGTTGTTGTCCTTCAGCTTACGGATGGCCTTGATCGTGGAGTCGTTGAGAATCCAGATGGCCTTGTTCCTGTAGACACTGCGGAGCGAATGGAACACATCCATGATCGTGTCAAAGGTGATGTTCGTGTTGGCGATCTCTGTGGTACCGCCGGTAGTAGCAGCAACCTTGGTGAAGACGCCTTCAGGCTTCTTGTTGCCGTCTCCGGTCAGGAAAGCCTCCTCCTCAGCAGCGCCGATCCTGCGGGCAAACTCTGCAGAGATATATGCTTCGAGGTCGAAGACGGAATCGTTCATGAGCTCCTCGGAGACCTTGATTGCCGTGCCCAGCTTGTAAGCAGAGAGGCTGATCTGGTCGAAGGTGTCATCGGATTCCGGATACAGGCCGTTCTCGTCCATCCAAGCAGCCGTGCCATGAGAGGCAACAACCGGAATGGTGTGAGTACCGGACTGGGTCTGGATGACCGTTGCGAGGGAACGGAAGAAGTTCTCGTCCTGCAGGGCGTCGATCAGGCGCTTCTCGTATTCATCGGGAACGAGATAGCCGCCGTTGGCATCGGTTCCGACAGTGAGTACGTCCTTCACGTCGTAGTAGTTGCGCTTGCGGATGTTGTTCCAGAATGCCGCCTTGTATGCCTTGGAAGCGATGCCGGGCTTGTCGTCCGGTTCATTCTTCGCGCCGGGTTTGCCGGTAAGCGGAGCAGAGGTC